TGTGGGGTCTTCATGTTCTCGGCGTGTCGAACCTGTGGAGAGCAACGGTTTCCCCGCTGGCTCTGACCTACAAGAAAAGCGGTCAGCAGATCCTCTTTCGCGGTGCGGATGATCCGATGAAGGTCAAGTCCATTAAAGTCCCCATCGGGTATATCAAGTATGCGTGGTATGAGGAAGTCAATGAGTTCGAGGGAGAGGAGAAGATCCGTTCCCTGAATCAGTCTCTGATGCGCGGCGGCCGGAATTTTGCTTTCTTCTACACATTCAACCCGCCGCCTTCATCCCGGAACTGGTGCAATCAGTATGTTTCCGTCAGCCACCCCGGAACGATGGTCGTGCATTCAACATATCTGACCGTTCCGCGGGAGTGGCTGGGTGAACCGTTTATCGTTGAAGCGGAACATCTGAAGGAAACAAAGCCGACAGCATACGCTCACGAATATCTGGGCGAGGTCACCGGCACTGGCGGCGAAGTTTTCGACAACGTGAACTTCGTAGAGCTACCTGATGAGGTGATCGACCGCTTTGACCGTATCCGCCGCGGCATTGACTGGGGCTATGCCACAGACCCCTTCGTCTATAACGAGTGCCATTACGACAAAACCCGGCGGCGCCTTTACATCTTCCGGGAGCTGCACCAGGTACGCCTAAAGAATCGGAAGGCGGCGGAGCTTATCAAGCCGCTGGCCGGTTCCAGGCGTATTACCTGCGACAGCGCTGAGCCGAAGAGCATCGATGAGATGCGTGATTTTGGCCTGAACGTTGCCGGTGCCAAGAAGGGACCGGACAGCGTTGAGTATGGCATCAAGTGGCTGCAGGACCTGGAGGAGATCATCATTGACCCCGTCAGGTGCCCGGAGACAGCACGAGAATTCTCCGGCTATGAGCTGGATCGGGACAAGGACGGGAATTTCAAGGCCGGGTTCCCAGACCATGACAACCATCATATCGATGCTATCCGCTATGCATGTGAGGATGACATGAAGCGGCCAAGCATCAGCATCTTGAGGTGAGCCTATGCAGTACACTCAAACCGAACTCATCAATGCGGCACTCAGCGCCCCAGACACGGCGCCTATGACGCTGGAGCAGATCGTCAGCCAGGAGATTGAAGACTTCCGAAAGTCCCCGCAGTATGCGGAGATCCTGACGGCGGAGGAGTATTACAAAAACCGCTCTGATATCCAGAAGAAGCAGGTGGACATCGAAGGACGCTCCAACTGCCGCATTGAGCACCCTATTTACCGCCGCGTGGTGGATCAGAAGGTCAGATATCTCCTGTCCCGCCCGTGGTCGGTGTCGACTGAGAACAAGCAATACGGCGATGCGCTGACCGCTCTGTTTGACAATGAATTCCGCCGGAAGATCCAACGCATCGGAAAGAATGCCATCCGGGATGGTGTGGGCTGGCTGCAGCCCTATATTGATTCCGAGGGG